ATGGGGGTCTATGACAGGGACTGGTGGAAGGAGCACCGAGCACAGCAGGAGCGCCTAGAGCAGGAACAAATCAAATGCGATCAACCGCCACCAGTTGACCAACCGCCAAATCCGTCGCGAAAAAAATCGCACTGGACTCTGCAACTACTGACCTGGGGTTGGGTGTTCGTTGTGGTCTACCTAATAATCAAGCGGCTACACGGCTTACCGCTCTGACACCGATCTGATCGCAAGAGCGCCCTCAGAGACCTTCACCGCATCAAACTAATAGTCAGAGCGCTACGCGCTGTAGGCGCTCGCCGCGCAGCGTCTCCGGTCGGCGTCGGAGCGTCACCAGCCCGCCGAGCTCCTTGCCCCTTCCTCGACCATAGCCGATTGCTTGCGAACTTTCGCGGCATATCCTCCCTCCGCTTCGCTCCAGTCCGGTATTCCACGTTTCGCAAGCAACCGTCTATTTTGGTCGCGGGGCAAGGAACTCAGCGGACTGGTGACGAAGCTTCTCTCGCAAGCCTCCCGAAGACACCCAACGAGGGGCTTCAGAATCTAGCGGCCCGGTAACTTTGAAAGGAAAAATCATGGAACAGATGAACCTCGGATTGATCGGCGGCGTGTGCAATGCGTTGTGGCTGTCGGCCACGAAACGCCGCACCGTGAAGCGCGCAACCGGCCTGTTCCGCCCTTTCGTCCAACTGCGCTTGAAGCTCTACGTACGCAAGCTGGTGCGCTTCAACAAAGGCTTCGTGTGGACCCGCCCGGACGGCAAGCAATTTTTCTGCAAAACGCTGCGCAGCCTCGTAGCACGCGTCATGGACTACGACGGCGCGATGCTGCGCAACTTGCTCAAGATCGCCAAAGCGTGACTGATCGATCGTGAATCAACCTCGATCAGTCACAGCTGTGACTCAGCCGGCGCTAGCCAACCCGGCCTAGTCACAGTGACAAAACTACCGTGACTCGGCCTGGACAAGTCACACGAGCTCAGTCACAGATTCACGGCGCCGCTGCATCCGCTTACGACACGCTGGCAGCGCCAGCACAGCACGACCGTCTACAGGCCTACCGCAGCCACAGCCACAAAGCCGTAGCTCATCAGCCGGCACAGCCGCCGACACCGCCCGAGCCAGCACCCTTGCCATCGTGACTGGAACAGCATTGCCAACCGCCCGATAACGCGCACTCAGCGTGAGCTGATCGAGATCGAGTGCCCCAGGCAACCCTTGCAGCTCGCAGAACCGCGTCCAATCCCTACGCCCAACCTGACTTCCCTCGGACGCCACACAGCAAGGCTCAAACACCGAGGACTTCGGCCCACGGCTAACCGAAATCACGAACCCATCGCGGTGGCCGAATTGAAAATGCCGATGCCGATTTTGCGGCAAGCCAACCTCCCGCGCATTCAGGTCAAGACGCTGGTGCGAATACCCATCGATGCGGAGATCCGGCACACCCGGCACATTCTCCATCAGCCACCAAAGCGGCTGAGCCTCACGCACAACACGCTCAAACTCACCAATCATTTCCAGGCCATACCCAGTCGGAGCAGTGCGCCGTGCACGCGAAAAATCCGGACACGGCGGACCACCTATCACGCCATCAAAGCGCCCTGGTACCGCACGGAAATGCCGAACATCCCCGCCGAATATCCGGTCTGGCCCACGCACCACGCAAAACCCCTCTTCCTCAAAGCCCCGCCCGAAAAGGTCGATTCCCGGAAACAACGAGAGTACCAACTGTGACTGCCCAGGGCCACGCTCCACCAGGTCAGTCACACCAGCAGACTGTGACCAATTGCCACCGCCGCTCACCTGGTCAGTCACATCCACGAGTTCGAGAACATTGCGCATGGCAATAGATTGTTAAGAGCCTGAATGCTTGAAGTGTGACCCAGCTACGGTGACTTGTCCAGGACGAGTCACACGAGCTCAGTCACAGTTATGGCAAACACTACGACCCCGAACGCGAACGCTCATTGCCAGCCGCAGCAGACAGACCCCGGTTCGTTTCCTCGCTCACACTGCCAAACGTCTCCAACGGCCAGGACGTGACAGCGATATGCACTCCAGCGCGAGTGAGCATCAAATGCTCACCATAGGCAGACAGCCGCACGCCCCACCCCATCTCCTCAAGCTGCGCGGCCGAAAGCCGTTCCTTCAGCCGAAACGCATCGTCGTACCACTCAACATACACCCGCGCACGCTTGACGCTATAGATCATGCCGGACAGTCGCGGCCGCCATTTCGCGGAGATAGTCCCGACATAATCATCAGCCATGGCCTCCGCTTGAAGCTTGCCATCACCTACGTTCGCCCCAGCTGCCTTCGCCTGGACGGCAGAGGCGCCCCCCGGCGTGTTCGGCACCGTCGTCACCGTCGTCACCACCTGCGATGTACCAGCAGGCGCCGCCTTGGCCGTCAACGACTTTTCCAAACCACCGCCCTTGAACAGATAGACCACGTAGACCAGAGATGCCACCAGCAACACCGCAAACAACGGCAACCATCGCTTGATCACCGGGTTGTTCATGATGTTGGTGCGGCCATCCTGATAGGTCTCAGCGTTCTCCGCCCCCTCGACGCGCGTGCGATACGTGCCGAAGTACTTCTTGTCGTATTTCTCAACCGCGGAGTTGGCCTTGACAAACACGATGCCCTTGCCGTCGTGCTTGCCTTTGTAGGCCGTCCAACGATAGGCATCGTCCTTGCCGCGCCCATTCTGCTTTTCGAAGACGATTTTCTGGTCACAACGATTCACCCAGTTCGCATGCACGCCACCCTGACCCTTGAGCAGTTGCCCCATGCCAATGATGTCCAGACCCCGGTGGCCATGCTCCGCGATCCCCTTCAGCTGCGCGGGAGGAAACGACCGCCCCCCGTGCGGCCAGAAGTTCTGCATTTCATCGAGAATCACCAGCGCATCGTTTTCGACCAGATCGAACCACTCCAGCACCTTGTCCTCCGGGATCTCGTGCAGCAGCTCGCGCACGCGCTCCAACGGCACACCCGACGCCTCCGCGATCTTGTCGTAATCCATCCCATTGAGACGTGCCCACACCTTGCGGCCCTTCTGCAGCGCCGGAATGATGCGCTTCACCATCGCCTCATAGCTCTTGCCCGAACGCGGCAAACCTTCGTGGAAGATGAACATCAGATCACCATTGGAAAAGAGTCAGGACCTTGCGCAACATGCGAAAGCCGAAGGCCGAACCGAGCAAAGCAATGCCCGGCCCGATCTGGAACACACCGAGGAAATAGAGAACATCCCCGCTCATCCCGGAGAACGCCGACTGCAAGCTCGCACTGGCGAGAAACGAAGGCGCCGGGATCGACACCACCAAGCCAGCCAGCGCCTGGAAGAACAGATCAGCCGCCGCAATCAGGGCATCCCCGACGAAGTCCCACAACGCCGTGAAGATCGCCGCGAACACCCCGTAAATCCACGCGGCAAACGCGCTCAGCGCATTGATGATTGGATCGAAGCTCATAGGAAGGCAATCCGGAAAGCCGCCCAGGCCGCAACTGCAAGCACAACCGCGCCAGCGAGGGCATACAAAGTCGTCGCCGTGGACGAACAGAAGAATGACGAAGAATCAAGCGCCACTGGCCGCCACTGCGACGCCGCCACCGCCCAATGCGGACAGGAAGCGCCCGCGATCGACACCGTAAAGAATCCCGTCGCAGCGATGTACCAGGGCGCTCCCTTCACCGTGTTGGCAAAGTTGTTCAGCACCCCAGCCCAAGTCTGCGAGCGCTTGGTGTACAAGGTCCCACTCGCCCCACCAAAGGTGGCTGTCGTCGTCTGCGCAGGCGTATCCGGCTTGGTGTCACTCTTGGTCTGCGTCGTGGTCGTGCCGGTCGTGGTCGTGTTCGTCCCATCGTTGGCCGCATCCGTGACAGCGGTCTGCATCTTGACCGGATTCGTTTTTTGATCAACACCCGTGTTGGCCGCAAGCGTCGACGTGGCGCCCACCGTGTGGGTCGTTGTCTTCCCGGGCTGCGCATCGGTCCATACCTGATTGGGCCATGCATACGGATTGTTCGACGTCGGCACTGTCGCGGGCGCCACCGAACCGCCCACCAATATCACCGCACACGGATCGCTAGACCCATTCAGGCCCAGCGACAACGAAGCCAAATCGATATACGTATTCGCCTTCGTATCGCACCCGCCAGCAGACCACAGATTGGTGAACGACGAAGGTGTGGCCGCAATAGCCGACTCGATCTGCGCATTCGTCGCAGGCACCGGAGCAGCAGCAGGAGGATTGCCCGATATATTCATGCCCCAGATATAACTACCCGTCATACCAGAACAAGCACCATAGCCGGCCCAAGGAGAAGGCAAATTCGGATCACTGGTCCGCTGTATGACCCACTTCGTATAGCCAGCGCCAGAACCTGATGGCGTGTAATGCGTATAAAACGTGCTACCGATCCCAAGGCCAGCATTCGATGCCGCCAAACAGGCCTGACCCGCCGCACTACCACTTGAATACTCGAACGAGGGATAGTCAGATCCCCTATACACCATGCTATTGCTAGTCGCGTCATAAGTCGTGCTCCCGCCGAGCAACAACGCAGCAGCAAGCGCAGTACCAGTCAGCGCACCACGCGCCATCTGCGATTGCAGAATCATGCGACCGCCCTGCGCAACTACCGACGCGCCAGCCGTCACAACACGACCCACCGGCCAAACCTGCGTGACGCCCCAAAGCACCGCCGTAACAGCCAACGATTGCGTGATAGCCAGACTGCTGCCACTCAACGCCGCAGACGAAGGCGAGGAACCGGCCCCAACCCCCCAGGCGACCCCGGTAGACGGCACCGCCGCAGCCTGCGCATCCGCAGTTCGCATACACAGCACCAGGGCCAGCACCAAGGCGAACCCGCAATAGCCTAGTTCCCGGACCGACCGAACCCATACCCCACGATCACCGCGCCCGCACAGAGCGCCCCTAGGCCCGCGAAGAAGAGAAACCATAGCATCACCACCCCCCGAAAAAAAAAGGCCCGTAGCGAGGCGCATACGGGCCGGAAAGAGCAAAACGAAGGCTTTAGCCGAAGAAGCCGGCCACCTTCTTCGTGGCCCACTTTGCGAAGCCCGGCAGCGCCAGGACAACACCCATGGCAACGATGGCCGTCACGACGGTCGACGAATCCACGCCGCTGGTGATGGTGCTGAAATCGATGCCACCAGCAGCATTGGCACCAGTGGCGGCCAGTGCTGCAGCCGAACCCGAAGCGATAGCGATACGACGTGCCAGATTTTTCATGACCCTACTCCCAAAGGAAAATGGCGCGGACGGTGCGCGCGACCACGTAGCACGTGGCCGGCAGAATGAACCCCAACGCGAACGCCGCGCCGATCTGATCCGACGTTGGGATTTGCAAACCTTGAGCGAGGCTCATCGCATTGGTGTACTCGGTGCTCTGCAACAGCACATACCCCTGGCACGCTTCCGGCGCATCCACCGTCGCTACCAGAGCAGCCCCTTGCCACACCACGCATTGCGCCATTACCGCCCCAAACCGATCTTGTTCAATGCCGCGTTGGCACGCCCGAAGCGCTCGTGCCACTGCTCATCGTGATCCATGTCCCCGTAGGCGTACCACTCCCAAAACCCGCCCACCTCACGCACGGCCCAGCGACAGAAATCGACAGTCACGTAGATGATGCCGAACGCGATCACGCCGCCCACCACAGGCATGGGATCGAGACCGGCGACAAGCGAAGAGAAATCAATAGCGGCCATGCCCTACCCCCTAGCCTGTGCGACGATTGCAACCACATCAAACGCTTCATCGACGTGATCCACCGCTGTTTCCAAAGCCTCTTCACGCGACGCGAACGTGCCCGCCTCGCGCAAACGATGGGTGAAACCGACATCGCCCCCGCACGGATACAGGAACAGTCCGGAGTTCACCTCCTGCACGACGAACACAATCGCGCCGCGCATGATCAGGCCGCCGCTTTCGCCGTAGCCAGCGGCACCAAGCTATGCACGATGGTCTTCATCGTCTTGCCGTTCGTCGTGATTTCCATGTCAGCTTTCGCCTTGAACGGCAATTGCACTTGGCTGTACTTGTCGTACTCGTCGGACTTGCCGAGCACGTATTCAGCCGTCGCTGCACCACGAGCGGTCCCCTTCGACTCATCGAACGGCGTCAGCACATAGGCCTTGCACGAGTCATACGCCACGCCTTCCATGTCACCCTTGGAAGCCTTGAGGCCGTACACGATCACTTCACTGGTAAAACGCATGATGGTTCCTTTGTGCGGCTGCTTGCATGACCGGCTTCCCCGCGCAGCCATCATCGGAGAGGTCAAATTCGTTGAAACGGCGAACACGCGGCAGCTTGTGCAACGGCGTATCGCAGTACTCATGTCCGGGTACCTTCAGACGCTCGGGCCAGTCATCAGTTTTGGCAGTCACGCGCTTTAGAAACGCTTCCTCACCGAGCAGACCCACCAGCACGCGGACATACTTGCCATAGCTGGTGCGAATGTTGTCCAGCGATGCATCGACATTGATTTGCGCGGTCTTGCGCTTGATCTCCATGCGCTCCGGCTGGCGACCCGGGTCCATGAACCGCAGGCACGGATAGGACGCCACGAAGAAGGCCGAAGGATCGATCAGCACATCAAACGGGATGATCCGCTTGACGTTGCGATACTCGACCTCGATACGGACCCACTCTGACGTGGCGTCACCCTGCTCCCTGCCCTTCTCGTACACACGGCAAAGCTTGCCGTTCTTGCGCATGCCGATATACAACGAGCGGCCCTTGCCATTGGGCTTCTTCCAGTTGCCCTTGTACTCGTGATGCGGCGCATTCACCGAAGCGGTGAAAAGGCCATCGTCATACCACTGGTCCGCCTGATCCACGGTCACTTCCCCCTGGAAGCAATCGTGTGCCAAGTCAACACGCGTGATCGTTGGCCGCTTGGCCTTCGTCTTGAAAAACTCGTGCAGACGATGTTCCCAACCTTCCCGCGCGGCCAAGCACCCTGCCCCCGTTAGGCTCACCATCATGGTGGCGCGTTGATTCTGCCCGCCGATGCCGACATGGCCGTAGTTATCGCCAAGCTCCCAGGCGTTCAGGTAGAAGTCCCGCCCGCGCTTTAGATCCTTCGTGACGCCGAAGCCGAAGATCTGCGTGAGCTGGTCCGACAACGCCATGATGTAAGCCACGTCATCCACACCACCGATAGCTTCGTGCCGGAAGGTTTCTTCTCCGATGGTGAAACGCAACGTGTCGATCATGGCCACCTGACCATCAACCGGAACGCGGACCATCACCGCTTTCACATCCCCGGAGTCAGTCATCACCAATTGCATCGGCATCGGTACTGCGCACGCCATCCCTTCCGTTCCCCCCGTGTTACTAGAGGGGGGGGCATACGGCGCTTGCGCGCCGCGTGCGTCCTCGCTCCGCTGCGGGCGACGCGCGGCGCTACGCGCCACATCGCTCACTGCTGCGCCCACTGCGGTGTACTCAGTCTTGAGCTTGCCCATTACCAAGCTCCCATCAGGCCGCCGAGCGCGAACAACATCTTTCGGCACTCGGACTCGCAAAGCAGTACGGCAATACGAAGACCAGCCTTTCGGCTGTCATGAGTTTCCCAAATGGTGTCGATCAACGACCAGCGCAGCATGTCCTTGTCGTCCATCACACGCCCCCTTCAAACGAGGAGGCCAAACGCAGCGACCACAAGCCCGGATCGTCGTAGAAGTACCAGCACAGCAATACCGCGACCGCTTGCGCTACCGAAACGTCAAGACGCAATGCCTCGCTGATGTCCGACGTTTCATCAAACTCAAAACAGAGTTCGCGCGTCTGAAGCTTGAGAATGGACTTGACGAACACCGGACGCTGATCCTCGGGCGCATCCACGTCCACCGAACCCCGATACACCACACAATCGCTCGGGCTTCGCATCACACCCCCCCTTGTGCGGCACGACGACGAAGGCGGAAGCACTCGGCTTGCAGACGCTGAACTTGCTCGGCGCGCTTAGCATCAAGCTTCTCAGCAAGACGGTCTGCGATGCGATCCCAGACCTTCGACGTGACCGAGACAACGAAGCCGCCGAGAAAGGCCCCGAACAAGGCACAAGCGAACGACAGGAAGACCATGTTCGCTATCGCGTCCCAAGATGCTGCGCTGACCCCTGCCATCGTTTACCCCTCGCGGTTTACCGACTATCATTCGGACAGGTTACGCACGTAACCGGTTACAGGCGTAACTTAGGTTACGGATGTAACCCGAGTCAAGCACTTTTTAGGGGGGTGCCATGCGAAGCGCGAAATATCTGGATGCCGTGATCGAACGACACGGCCTAAAAAACGATGCAGAGCTTGCCGAATACCTCGGCTTGGTGAAAAGCGCGATCAGCCACTACCGCACTGGCCGCCGCACGATGGACAACGAAACGTGCTTGCGCATAGCACAGGCGTTAGACATGACAGACCCGATGCTAGTCATCATGGCTGCTGACATGGACCGGGCAGAGCGCGCCGGTCAGCAATCTCTATGGGAGGTTTTTTCGAGGAGGATGGCCACCACAGCGGCCCCCGCCACCCTCGCCGTTCTGGCCGTTAGTGTCACAAATTTTGTGACGCAGTCTCCCCTGCAAGCCAGCGCTGGCGCCATTTCGCGACTGGCCCAGTCATTGTTATGTTAAATCAAGAAAATTCTAAATCCACGCCTGAGATTCTGACTGCCAGTGCTCCAACGTAAAGGTGTGCACAAATTCCGCGGATTTGGCCATGAAAGTGCCCCTTGGGTTGCTTTTGATGTCTAGTGCACATCGTTCTGCAGTAAGTCCACACCCTTGCATTCCGTGCATACTTTTCTGCCTCCAACGCTTTTGTCTGGCGTGCGACAATCCCCGCTCACGTCGAAATTTCCTGTAGATCGCCGGCAGGCTCTAGTCGTCTTCGATTCGAAGATGCCTCGTCGGTCTAGACCTTCAATGCTGATATTCCTGGATACAGAGTTCACCAATCTAACCGACCGAAAACTGATCAGCATCGGTATGGTGTCGGAGGACGGGCAGCATGCTTTTTACCGAGAACTGCGGGATTTCGATCTCGATAACTGCAGTTCTTTTGTGCGAGCCAACGTTTTGCCCCTTCTCGGGCGTTTCCACGATGCGACCGTCGAGAGTGCAAGACTCCCAGACGACGTCAGGCAGTGGATCGACACCCTGCCCCGCAGCTTAACCATTGCCTGTGATAGTGACTGGGACTGGGAGATCCTTAGTAAGAGCGTAGGACGTCCCTTCCCCGCAAACATCTCCGGACGATTTGATCTCCGCCCACTCATTGACACGACAGTTTTTCACAAAGCAGTTTGTCGCTACCACGATAGTCCTGATCAACCTTGGCACCATGCTTTGCATGACGCGCATGCTCACCGGTTTGGTTGGTTGGCGTGGAACGATGCGCGCAGGCAGGCGAAACTGTCGATATAG